GAGTTGATATTATTATCAACCCGGCATCAAGGAAATCAAGGAACTTAAGGAAATAAAGAACAAAATGTCAAACAACAACTTCCCAACAACTGAATCATCTGTCGAAGGAGACAAACCGTATCATCCTGGTGATAACGATGACTGCGGACCTGATTGCGATTACCCTCGCTTCTGTCCACGTGTCACCGAGGATGCGGAACCCAAGAAACGACCAACACGTCATCTTCTTGATCTCCCTCGCGGCTTTCAGGCCTGGACCCTTTCAATTGCACAACAATATCAATTGGTCTACATTGATGTGCCTCCAAAATGGATGCCTCCAGCCAAACAAGTGAAATTTCATTATGTTAATGGTGCTCGAGTGATCGAGTTTCCTGAGCGTAATGAGCAGTGTCAAAACTGTATTTGCTCATTTGGTTCGTGCCGTCTCGCCAAACCCGCTGAGACAGCGGTCATTTTGACGCACACTGTCAATTGTTACACCCATCGCGAGCTTGTCGCCATGGTAAAAGCCCACAAGGCTGTGTATGTTGTGCCTCTCCCATTCGCGCGAACTCCAACGCCCTACTTTAATCTTGGTTCTTTCAATTTTGCTTTTAAAATTGATTTGGACACAGTAGATGTAACTTTGACTCGAGATTTGTATTCTCGTCTCTGTTACTTACATCTTCATCGTTGGATGTTCGAAGCTAATGATTCCTTCGTTGACTATCCCGAAGAGACGGTGCTCGTTCGTGAATTTGTTGAAGTTGAGACCTGCAAGGTAAGCTTTGGTAAGAAATTACAGCAAGCTCTCCCTGCTATGAAGTTGGTGCTTTCGTCTGAGTCACCTCTCGATCTTTCGAATCGAGTTCAGGCAGAAGCGTTACGCCCTTCTCACTTCTCCGAATTACACGGAACTTACTCCTGGAGTAGCATCAAAGCGGACCCGAATGACCCCATTCGCGTTGCCTTCATCTCCACCTCAAAAGTCAATGTTGAGACAATCAAAAGCTTTGGACCTTTCTGGTATGTTACAGTTGCTCAACATACAGTAAGAATTCCGCGTTTCGTGCTGAAGACTTTAATTTTTGAAGTCATTGGAAAACCACGAGAGCCCCTTACCTACACTTTTCTTCTCCAGAAATGTAAGGATCTCTTAGCTTCAGTTAATGACCCATTCGAGCCGGAATGTGTTATTTTTGCAGCTTCTATGGCTTTCACTGCCACATTGGATCTGGAGTCCAATGTAGCTTCAGCAATGGTTCGTGAGAACCATGAGAAATTCGCCGATCACAAGGCAGCTTATGCGTTTACCCCAATGCACACTAAATTGCGTCGAAACTTGTTAATTGTTAGTGGTGTAGTTACTGGATTGTCCATCGCCGGACTCGTACTCTACCACAACAAACATCTTTCTGATGCTTTTCGAATTGCATATCGCTATTTTAAGCCCCTTCCAGTTGCTGAACCGCAAGCAGGACTTTATGAAGTCTTGAAGCGCATGGATGAACCTACCATGGCAAAACTAATCTTGAAAGATCAAGTGTTTGCAACCTCTCCAGCTCGCGTAATTGCTTGCTCTCCCATGGTTGAACAACACCCAATTGAGTACATGAAAAGTTATGTCCCGGTAGGAACTGCTGCAATCTTCTGGTACACCTGCTCTCAAACGCCTGTAATCGGTGATTATGAATATCCCGTAGGCACTCTTGTACCTAATTCCAAAAACGTTGCACCTCCCAAATATCCCTTTACCCCTACAAAGGAACAATGGATTCGACCGTTGAAGACCCAGCCAAAAACCTCTAGTGCTTTGTATAAAGTACTCGGTTTTACCTTCAATGGTCACGTTGCTCAACCTTTTCATCTCGACCAAAATGCTGCCCTTAACTCATTTTATCGTCTGATGCTTGACCCTCCTGAACTCACTCTCCCAAGCGTTATCGCTGAAGAGATGGACGCTCAAATCAAGCAATTAGCTCCGATCATCAACTTGTATTGGCCCAATTATTCTTTCAATGATTGGGTCAAGCGTTACACGAGGAAACAGCAGGTCATATTCAAAGAAGCTTTGAAGAAAGTTACTGAGAATGGATGGAAAGAACGTCAATATGGACTCTACAAGCACTTTGTCAAGCTTGAGAAATCCATTTTCATTTGCATATTTGGTTGTCCCCGTCCCATCATCTCAAATTCCCCTGAACGATTATCAATTACTGGCCCTTACTTTCTCAATCTTGCCGGCGCTATCAAGACCTATTTCACTCCTGATAAAACCTATGAGACTGGGTTTTATTATGCTTCTGGTACAGCTGAACAATGTGGTTTGGCTCTCCAGAACATTCTTGATGGTATTGTACGTGCTGGTGGGAAACCTCATCGAAAACAGTGGTCGATCGTAATGGGTGATGATGGTATTTCTCTTTTGTATGAGAACGGAGAGGTGATCTTCGTATCTAGTGATTCTTCTCGACATGATGGACACGTCAAGAAGCTCCAACTAGAAGCCGAAAACCGACTCTATAAACAATGCCATATGACCAAACTTGTTTGGCTTGCTATCCGTGAGACAACAGCCCGAGTTTTCTCCCGCAACATGATTGTTGCTCGAGTTATCTCCCGATTGTCCGGATTAGCCCAAACTTCGATTGGGAATTCCATTCAAATAAAGATGATTTTAGAATATGCTACACGAGGAGGACCTGATGTTGAACTCATGCGCGAAAGAGCTGAGTACTTAGGTTACCGTGTGGTTTTTGCAATTTCTTATCGTCTGAGTGATATGGAGTTCTGCTCGAAATTGTTTTGGCCAACTGCTGATGGTTTAGTTTTAGGAGCCAAGATCGGACGTTTTCTCAAGAAGTATGGAACTATGCGTATCACCGCCCATACGGAAGAAGATTACAAAGCCAGCATACTCAGTGCCCTTAATGATAACTACTTCGTACCGATCGTATCCTCCGTTCTTAAACGTACCTTACAATTACTGGCGCATGTGAAATTAGGTAAAGTTGATAAGGATGAAGAATACAAGCACCACGTCGAACGCCGCCATCAGATGACTGATGAGACTTGGTTCATGCTTCATGACCGCTACGGAATCTCTCACCTCCAGGTAGCCCAATTAGAGGAGAAACTTAAGTGTGTTAATTCTCTCCCCTTTAACCTGGAGATCCCTTGGTTTGATGCCTTAGTCCGGCGGGACGATTAAACACGTAAGCGGCC